CCCTCACCAACGTCCGCCTCACCACCGAGATCGCCCGCCGCGTCCTCGAAGCCACCTACGCCGACAAGCTCTCCACCCCGATCCGCGACAAGCAGACCGGCGACAAACGCGACCGCACGCTGGCGGACCTCCCCGAGATCGCCGCCATCCGCAGCCACTACGCCGGCAACACCGGCATGGGCATCCGCGACATCCCCGGCATCGCCGGCACTGCCTACGCCCTCTTCAACGCCATCACGCAGCACACCACCCACGACACCGGCCGCGCCACCGACGCCACCGAGCGCGCCCGCGCCCGCCTCGAGCAGTTGTGGGGCGGCGCCGCCTCCCGCCGCATCGACCGCGCCCGCGCAGCCTGCCTGGCGCTGGTCTGACTTGGCTCCCCGAGGCCGGCCCCATCGGCCTCCCTACCCTTGCACCAGAGCGCCCCACTGCCATGCAGATCCCCGACAGTCCCGAAGCGCTCTTCGAGCGCCTAAGCGACAGCAACGTCCGCGAGATGTTCCCCAACTTCGACGCGCTACGCCCACGTCATCGCAAGCTCGTCCACCTGCTCCACACCGAGCTCACCAAGGGCGAGCTCAGCGACGCAGCCTTCATGGACTCGATCGCCTTCATCACCCAGCTCTGGCGCTGCTTCAACCGCACCGCCTGCCTGCAGATCGAGAAGCTGATCGACGCCCACGACGAGCTTGAGCCCGGCTGGATCAACGCCGCCCTCGACTACGCCCGTGTCAACCAGTTCATCGACTCCTGCCTCAACCTCTACGACGCGGCCCCCGACTTCACCGAGCTTGACGGCGAGAGCACCTATCACATCCGACACACCACCCCCTGATGCCCCTGCCAGACTGGTGAAGCCGGCCCGCCCCGAGCGCTGAGCGCCGCCCGGCCCACCACTGACCTTCCCTTCACGGCCCTGCCGTTGCTTTCGCATGGCTTCACCTGCGTTTGCCCTGTACGACCTGTGCAACCCCGCCACCGGCACTGTGCTCTACCGCACCTGCGCCACCACCACTGAGATCCTCGCTGCCAATGCACGCCTCCGAGAACGCGGCATCCCCAGCCGCTACTACCCCGCGGACACCTTCCACGCGCCTCTACTACACGATCCGCGCTGAGGGCGGCTTCCTGACCGCCCGCCACGTCGCCGAAGGCCCGCCGATCGTCACCACCCCTCGCCCCGAGAACGCGACGCGCTTCGTCGACATCACCGCCGCCAGCCGCCGCGCCGCCGCCCTGCTACAGCTCGGCTGGCGCGACCTCCGCGTCATCGCGGTCTACCTCCCACCCCTCAGCGCATGACCCGCTCTCTCCCCACCGAGCGCTACACCGAGCTCATCAACCTCGCCGAAGCCCACTACGCCCGCCAGGGCTTCGTCAAGTGGAGCGCCCTCGCCACCGAGCTCGGCCTGAGCCGCCAGCGCATCCTCCAGCTGATGCAGCAGGCCGTCTGCCTCGGCCACATCACCGGCGAAGACCTCGACCGCTACCGCTCCGAGGCCTCCCGCCGCAAGGCCGCCCGCACCAACAGCGAGCTGCGCCGCGAAGCGGAGCGCCTCAAGCTGCAACTGCTGCTGACCCCCGCCAACCGCAGCTGGCTCGACGCCGCCCTCGAGGCCGCCCCCGCCGGCACCACCCGCAGCGACCTGATCAACACCGCCATCACCCACTACCGCACCCATGCGTAACGACAACCTCTGGAGCGCCCTCGCCCGCTACTGCGCCGAGCTCGCCCCCGTCGTCGGCCCCCTGCTGCAGGCGGCCTCCGACACCGCAAGCGCCATTGACCGCGCCGCTACGCCGCCTGCAGCACTGCCGGCCGCCCCCGAGAACGACTGACGCCCCCTTGCCCACCCACCTCGACCCACTGCAGCTCCCCGATGACGCCTTTCTCGAGCGCGCCCGCGCCATGTGCGCGACCAAGATCCCCCACCTGAACCGCGCAGCGGCTGCCGCCCACCTCCGCCGCGGCCGCTACAGCGGCACTCCGTACCACTGCCCCCTATGCGGGGACTGGCACACCACCACCTACGACCGCGCGCAAGCCAAACGCTTCGCGCGGCGCCTGTCCCGTCTACTTCGCACGTAATGACAACTACAAAGCTTTACCGAGCACGTCTGAGTTATCGCACAGTTGGAGTGATGGCTTTTGACTTAGAAGACGCTAGGCTCTGTCTGCAGGAGCTTTACCCGAACGACTCCATACAGAGTCTGCTGTTGGCGCCTGAATGGTTCGACGACGACAGCAATGACTGAGGCCGACCTCACCGTCGACTACTACGTCGACTCCCACGGCCACGACTGCTACCGCATCTGCCACCCCGAGAGCGGCCTGTGCTCGATCGTCTCGTCGGCTCACCTGATCGACGAGCGCAAGACGCAGCTGCTCCGGCGCTGCACCCCTACCCCCACCTCTACGCCATGACCATCGACCCCGCCCGCGAGCAACGCCGCCAGGACTACCTCGACGCCCTCTACGAGCAGAGCGGCAGAACGTGCAGCACCTACACAGGGCTATACCAGGAGCGCCTAGCGCAGTTGGTCGAGAGCGACATCCAAAGATTGCTTGGCGAAGCGTCGTAGAGACTCGCTCTAATCACCCTCGTAGTGGAACCCACTTCTATGTCACCTGATTACCGCTCGCTCTGTATTCGACTTTTGATCGCCATTGATTCTGGTAACGCCAAGGCTGAAGAGCATGTGCTTTGCCAGATCCGACAAGCAGTTAAAGACGAAGAAAACCGAGCAATGGCACTCGCCGGCAAAACCAAGTAGACATCATCAATAGTTGGCCTGGTGGCTGCTCCTCACGAGGTGGCAGCCTTGCCCCTGCCAGGCCGATCAGGGGTTACGCGATGTGTCTTGGTAGGTACGCCGCCACCCTACCCCCCTACCCGACCTTCATGCGCACTGACTGCACCCACACCTTCCGCACGATCACCTCCCACTACAACTGGGCCAACGGCAAAGTCCGCACCTACTGGCTCCGCTGCAAATCCTGCGGCCACACCTGGAAGGTCTTCCGAAACCTCCGCACCGGCAAAGAGCTCCTCCACACCACCCAGCGCCGCGTCCTCACCCCCGAAGAGGTCAAGTTCATCCTCACCGACCCCAGCTCCGGAGTCTCCAAAGCCCGCGAGCTCGGCGTCAGCCACCAGGCTGTCAGCCAGGTCCTCAACGGCGAGTCCCACAAAGCCGTGTGGCCCGACATCCCCCGCCGCACACCCCAGCCCGCCGCACCGCCCGCTACCCCCACCCGCAGCTGTCGCTCCTGCCAGCACTGGTGGAAAGGCCACTGTGACCTCGACATCCCCGAGGCCGGTTCAGCCGGCTTCGCCACCGACTGCAGCTACTTCGATGAGTAGCTGCACCACCCCTACCACCACTGCATCTCATGAACCGCTCTACGTATGCCCTCATCGCCATCAGCGGCGTAGCCGTCGTTGCTTTCATCCTCTGGGGTCTCCCCCAGCTCGGTGTCTATAACCGCACGCTCCGTGGCCGCGCTGCCTTGATGGAGGCTGAAAGCACTCGCCAGGTTCGCGTCCTCGAGGCCCGCGCAAAGCAGGAGTCAGCCGAGCTCGAAGCCAAGGCCGAGATCACCAGAGCCCAAGGCAGCGCCCAGGCCATTGCCGCTCTCAAAGCCGAGCTCGGCAGCAGCGACGCTTACCTCCGCTGGCTCTACATCCAGGGCCTTCAAGAGCAGAACGACAAGGGCGAGAAGACCGTGGTGTACATCCCGACCGACGGCCTGGTCCCTCTTCCGATCTCTGAAGCCCCCCGCCTCAAGTGACCCACCTCAATCCCCTCCACGTCACCATCCGCTCCACCGCCGACGGCTACTACCGCTGGGAGCTCCACCACGGCCCCGACGGCGCCTTCGAGTGCGCCGGCACCGCCCCCCTCCTCGAGCGCTGTTTCGAGGACATCATCCGCGCCCAGTGGAACCTCGCCGCCCAACTGGGCGCATAACATCATCACGCTACCGTCAATGCTCCTCTCCGACACCGAGATCACTGCCCTGGTCACCGAGGCCGGCATGATCGACCCCTTCATCCCCTCCCTTGTCCGCACCCGTCGCGACGAGCGCCGCGTCCTCAGCTACGGCCTCTCCAGCTACGGCTATGACCTCCGCCTCTCCGACCGCGAGTTCTTTGTCTTCCAACCCCTGCGTGACGCCGACACCAACCGCCATACCGAGGTCGACCCCAAGGACTTCAACCCAGCGCACCTCCGCCCCGCTCCGCTCCACAACACCCCCGAGGGCGACTCCTACTTCGTCCTCCCTGCCCACAGCTACGGCCTCGGCGTCGCAGTCGAACGTCTACAACTACCCAAAGACATAACTGCACTATTCATTGGCAAGAGCACTTATGCACGCTGTGGAGTGATCGCTAATTTAACCCCTGGGGAATCTGGTTGGAAAGGTCACCTTACCCTTGAGTTCAGCAATAGCTCTGCCTCTCCTTGCCGTATTTACGCCAACGAAGGCATCGTCCAGGCGCTGTTCTTCCGCGGCGCGCCCTGCGCCACCTGCTACGAAACCCGCGCCGGCAAGTACCAGGACCAACCCGCACGCATCGTCACAGCTCGCATCTGAGTCCGATAACTTCAAAACACCCCGTACATCGACCCTATAATCTGAACCTATAGGAACACCCCCAGCCCCGTGGTTGATCGCGTTTACGGCTCCGACGGCCTCAACGAGCGCCAGCGCATCGCTGCGAACTTCCTCGCCCGGGGCACCACAATCCGCGAGACCGCCCGCAAGATCGGCGTCAGCGAGAAGGCCATCTACAACTGGCGCCAGCGCCCTGCCGTGCAGCAGGCCATCGCCCGCATCCAGCAGGAGCTCCTCTCCGAGACCGGTGGGATGAACATCAGCACCGTCCCCGACGCCATCAAGGTTCTCGACAGCATCATCAACGACGACGACGCCCGCGCCGCCGACCGCATCGCCGCCGCCCGCACCCTGATGAGTGGCGCTCAGGCCTACCAGGAGCGCCGCATCCTCGAGCGCCAGATCGCCGACCTCGAACGCCAAATCCTCCGCCTCACCTCTCCCCCCGAGGTCGAAGCCACCACCGTCCCTGAATTCGAAGACGGCCCCGACGACCCGCTGCTCCCCTCCGCTGACCCCGAGGACTTTGACAGCTGATGGCTTCCGTCTCCGCGCTCCGCAAGCGCGTCGAACGCCTCCAGACCGAGCTGCAGCGCCGCCAGGCGCGCGCTGAAGCTGTAACGCAGACCACTAACCCGACCAGACTTCCCGGAGTTGACCGCTGGCATGAGTTCGCGCGGCGCACCTGGATTCGTACGGCCGGCACTGTGGCACCGTTCGACCCCTACGAGTACCAGATCGCCTTCGTCGATCAGATCAATCGCAACCCCAACGTCATCGTCAACAAATCGCGCCAGATGGGCGCCTCGGAGACGGTCGCGTCCTATATGGGGTGTCGCGCAGCCACCGAACCCGGCTTCGCCGGCGTGATCATCTCCAAGACGCAGAACGACTCGTCTGACCTAGGCCGACGCACCCGCCGCATGCTGAACAGCATCCAAGGGCACGAGTTCAAGTACACCAGTGACTCCAACACCCTGATCTCGATCGTCGGCGGAGGCACCCTCTACTTCCTCCCCGGCGGCGCCCGCGCGGCGCGTGGTATCCCCTCCGGATCTGTCCTGTGGATCGACGAGGCCGCCTTCGTGGAAGACGTTGAGGAGATCTACCGCGCGGCCGCTCCTGCCCTATCCATGCTCGGTGATGCCGCCAAGGTTATCGTCACCTCGACACCCGACACCGAGACCGGCTGGTTCGGCTCCCTCTGGAACGCCGACATCCCCGACGACTGGTACGACGCTATTGAGAAGGCCAAGTTCGACCCCGAGCGCGGCCCTGAGCTGATCGCTCAGCTCAACACCAAGCTGGCGCGTGCGAACGACGACTGGACTCGGATCGCCATCCACTACAGCCAGCACCCGGTCTATAGCGCCGATCCGGGCTGGGCCGAGAAGACCCGGACGTCCCGCAAGATGACACAAACGGCTTGGGGTTCCGAGTACGAATTAGCGTTTGGTCAGACAGATTCGCAAGTTTTCCCCACAAAGCTTGTGACAGCTTGCGCTAAAGGTGCGTGGAGGGAGTGCGGTGTTATCCGCCGTGACTACGTCATGAGCATAGATCCCAATGCAGGCGGATCCGACTACTTTGTAGCGCTAGTTATGGACATTACAGCTGGGCAACCAGCAGAGGTTGTAGCGATTTACCGCGAAAATGGTAGAAGCACAGAGTACAGTCTGAAGCGAGTAGAAGCGCTGATGGAAGATTTTCTACCAAGTAAGACTATAGTAGAGAAGAACGGTATGGGGCAAGTTATAGCAGAAGCCTTAGCTATTCAGTTACCAAAGTATCAAATAGAGACTTTTAGCACATCGCGGGCTAGCAAAATAACCGCTACTGACAGAATCTTGTACCTGATGGAAAGTAACCGTCTTATCTTCCCACCTGGTATCATTGCGGATGAGCTAAAAGCCTTTCGGCAACAGGAGAGTGGAGGTAGGGAGGCGGCACCGGGTCATAACGATGACACAGTTATGGCCCTTGCGTTCGCCTGCAGTTTAATCCCTGATACCCCAAGCACTGCTGGATTCTTCGCATACATCTAACACGGGTGTAGGTCTTGTATGCTGCTTAGGTAGGTTGGCCCAGCGAAGGATCAGTTCCTGGGCCCGACCGCTCCTAGTTGGCCTCAGAGCGATGACCCATCCTAACGAAAGCTGGAAGCCTGTACCAGGTTTTGAAGGTAGGTACGAGGTTTCAGATTTGGGTAGAGTAAAAAGTTTAGCTCGTTTCATAAAGCCTGCGGTAGGCATAACACCTCGTTGGATTAAAGAGCGCATGTTAAAGCAACAGCTACACAAAGGCTATTGGAAGGTGACTTTATCCAAAGATGGTGAGCAGCCCTTATTCCAAACGCACAGGCTTGTAGCAGCAGCTTTTTTAGGCCCCTGTCCCCCCGGGCAAGAAGTGTGTCACGGTCCATTAGGGTCTATGGTAAACACTCTGAATAACTTGAGTTATGGTACTAAACGTAAAAATAACCTAGAAGATAAACGAAGAGACGGACGCGACAACAGGGGAACAAAAGCCTACCAAGCTAAACTTACAGAAGACAAAGTGCGCGAGTTAAAGAGACTGAGAGCGCAGGGGTGGAAGTACAAAGACTTAGCTGCGTATGCTGGAGTGAACCGCATCACGGTCCATGACGCCATTACTGGGCGCTCGTGGAAGCATGTCGATGCTTGACTTCTCGGGTATTTAGGCGGCAGCCCAGCCCTGCGCAGCCTCGCCTGTCCAGAGGCTGATGGCCCGCTCCCTGTGAGGGGACCATCCGCTTTGCTGCCGGAACCACCGGCGCCAGTCGAGCTCGCTGCCCTTCGCTCGGTTGCACGCCGCGCAGCAGCAG